TAACATGTTGAATGATGAGGAAAAGTTTTCTCAGATGAGATCGAATATCTTGAATATAAATAATCAAAGTGTTATTGATTCATTAAATTCATTATCTACTCAAGTTCAACAGAATGTGAATCTTCTCGGAACATCTGTAGTCAATACTTTAATTGATGCAATTAATCGTGCAAATGGTTATATGATTTTCAGTAATCAAAATGCAGATGCAATTGGTCATATTGCTTCATTGGATAGTGGTGGATTAACAGGTTCTTGGGGTTCTTCAGGTAAATTGGCAATGTTGCATGAAAAAGAAATTGTATTAAATCAAGCTGACACAAGTAATTTCCTAAAAGCAATTAATTTAACAAGAACTTTATTTAATAATCTTGTCAAATTACCAAATTTAAGTGGTTTAGTATCATCCCCTGCTACTGCTGGTGGAAATAATTATTATGTTAATTTTAATGTGGATAAGATGAATGGAAACCAAAGTGATGTGAATAACTTTATTACTAAATTTGTAAATGGAATCAAATTAAAAGGTGGTGATATTTAATGATTAGGGAAAGTTTATATTTTCTATACGATAACGTAAATTCAATGGATTATGACATTATGAATATTTCGATTGACACAAATAGTTTATATTCTGAACCATTTCTTGCAAATCGTACCATTAAAGAATTCAAGGTAAGAGGAAATGACCGTCCATATTTTTCAGAAATTCAACGAGATCCCCTTACCTTTTCTTTATCTTTTTATTTTCAAGAAACATTCGATGATGAATTAATTTCACAAGTTAAACAATGGTTAAATCAAGACTATTACAAACCATTAATATTCAGTGATTATCCAGACCATATTTTCTATGCCCTAGTCATTGATTCACCTTCTATAGTTCACAATGGTTTAAAACAAGGGTATGTCACATTAAATATTCGATGTGACTCCCCTTATTCCTATAGTCCTGAAATTATGACGCCATATTATAATTTTGTTGAGAATGATATAAATAATTTAACATTAGAAAATGCTGGAGATGTTCCTATTTTACCTCAAATCTTTATTACAAAAATTGGGGATGGAGATTTAACTATTGATAATTACAATGGTGGAAATACCATGAAATTTACTGGTTTAGTAGACCAAGAAGAATTATATATTCATTGTGAAAAAGAATATATTGAAACAAGTATTCCTAATTTTTATCGTTATGATAGTTTTAATGATTACTATATGAATCTCCTATACGGTAAAAATCAATTAAAAATAACAGGAAAATGTAAAATTAAATTTCAATACCAATATAAATTCTTATAAGGAAGGAGTGATAATTTTTGAGAATCAATCAATTATTAGATATACATAAGCAAGAAATTCAACTTTATCTTGCTAAACCAAATTTACAGACAATTCATAAGTTTACAGATGTAAATAATCGAAAACTAACTGTAAAATTTAATGACTTACATGAATTATCATTCTCTATTCCTTATAAGGTTGATATTGATCATCAACTGGTAGATAATCCTGCCATTGCATTAGTTCGTGAACGTTTTGTTATTAAAGTAGTTCTTGGTGAATTAGAAGATTACTTTCTAATTAATAAATTAACTAAATCAGATAATATAACAACAAGTGAAGTAATGGATTTAACGATTCATTGCTTCCATCTTCCTTATGAATTGTATTATAAACGATATAAAAGTTATTCTGCTACATCCTACAATTGCTTGCAGGTAACTAATGACTGTTTAGACAGTACCCCTTGGAAAGTTGGATACATTGATCCTGCTTTTAATATTAAATATCGCCAATTTGATTTATCTTCTGGAAATCGATTAGATTTTTTAAATCAAATTGGTTCATCTTTTACTGCAATAAAAACATATGATACTAAGAATCGTTTGGTAAACTTTTATCAAGAAGAAAATATATCTCAGTATAAAGGATGGAATATTAAACCGGGACAATATTTAGATGGTATTTCTGATGATATAGATTTAGATCAAATGGTAACACGCTTGTATTGCTATGGGAGTAACGATTTAACATTCAATGAAGTATCTGCTAATGGTCAATCTTATGTTGAAGATTTTTCACACTTCCTCTACCCTTTTGAAATGGATTCAGATGGTAATGTGATTAAACATAGTAATTATCTAAGTGATGCTTTATGCAAGGCTATTCTTGATCATGGAGAAATCGTTGAACAAAATCAAGGTGTATTAAGTAGTTATTTAAATCAAATTAGTACAATTCAACAAGCAATAACAGACATTAATAATAAAATCGATAATGATAATAGTCAGATTGCAATGATTGATGCTGATTTGAAAATAGCAAATCAAACAGGTCAAGATACTACATCCTTAAATCAACAAAGGTCAAATTATGCAAGTGATTTAGCTTTACAAAATAGTTTACTAAAAGATAAAAATAATCAAATTGACAGTATTAAAAATGCAATGAATGATTTAAAAAATGTTTTAGTTTTAGAAAATTACTTAGAAAATAATAATTTAGGATATTTAATTGATGAGTTAAACTACTACATTATTGAAGATGAATTTACTGATGATAATATTATAGATGCTACGGATTTATATAATGAAGGAATAAGCGAATTAACCAAACGAAATTCTCCACCTGTAAATATCTCAATTAATCTTATTGATTTTCTTGCATGTGTTGAGGAAAGTTACAACTGGAATAGACTTTCTATTGGTGATTTAGTAAATATCACTCACCCCACATTAGGGATTAAAGTTCAAGCAAAAATCAGTCAAATTGATTATGATTTTGAGGGAGAAACTATTCAAGTTGGAATTTCAAACGGAACAAGAATATTGAGCGATTTAGAAAAAATCATTCAGAATAGTTATAATAGCAATCGAACTTCAACTGATTACAATAATCGTAAAATTGATTGGCAAAAAACATCTTATAATTTTAACAATCGTAATGATCGTATCAGTGAAATCCCTGTTGACCCCACTTTTCATAACGATGAAACTGACATAACTCATATTAAAAATGATGACGGTTCAGTGACAATTACGGTCAATTGGAATTATCCTTCCGATATGACCATCAATGAAAACAATATCGATGGATTTAATATATATCTCTATGCAAGTAATAAAGTAGAAAATATCACATTAGGTTCAAGTAATAATGAATCTATTATTAATGTAAATGCCGAAGCGAGAAAATGTACAATTCCCTCTGTTCCAGCTAATTTATATTATTTTATTGGAGTTCAAGCATATAGAGATGTAGATAATGATATTTCTACTAATGGAATTATTTTATCTAATATTACAAAATCATCTTACGTAAATTGTTATCCTTATAGACCTGAAGAGACTGTCGATCTAACAGGGAAATTAAACGGTATTAGGTATACAACTAGTGCAATAGAACCAACTGAACCTCCCCCTCAAATAAATGATGAGTGGACTGATACAACTACACATACGAAGAAAATTTATACGGAAGATGGTTGGCAGGTAATTAACACAGAGACTGCAACTACTTTAGGTGGTTATGAAGCAAATACAACAATTACCCCTAATACTATTCCTATACGAAACTCCAACGCTGCGATTCCCGGAGATATAACAGGTAGTGCACAATTTTTAAATGGGAAATCAGATACAGACTTTGCTCAATTGGATAGTGCAGGAAAAATAAGTACGACTGTTTTACCTACTACAATTGTTTTTAATAGCTATGTTGGAGATGGAACAGGATTCAGAAAGATCACACTTTCATTCACTCCTAGAATTGTTCGTGTATTTTCTACAAATACAAGTGATATTAGTTTATTTATCCCTTCAACTTCTGGAGGATATAAATTAAATACAAGTACCAGTAGTGTAGTATTAGTTGGTATGTCTGATGGAACTCCATATTCACAATTTGGAAAATTAACAACAAATGGTTTCATTGTCGGTCAAGATAGTAATTTCTATGGTAATAAAAGTGGAGTCCTATATTGGTATGAGGCGGTTTTTTAAACAATTAATTGAATTTGGCGATAACAAAAAAACAGTTTGAAGAATGGATTAAAAATAATTAATTTAATACAAAGGATGTGATTTAATGCCTGATCAACCTTTTACAGATCCAATAATAACACAGAAACGTGGGAAAGATTTACCTTATATTCAAATTATTGAAGAAATATATGTTGATGATGACGGTAAAGCATTATTGACTGAAATCCCTTATCGTTATGATAGGGTACAAATTTTGGAACAAACTGGTGGGGTTGGAAATACGGATACTGTAGATGGTGGTTCATTTACAAATTCGACAACTAGTGCATCAAAGACAGTTATTTTCCCTGTTATGTATGAAATTTCAGATGGTAGTCCAGCAGACAATCAATATATTGTTGACTATGTTCAAGGTGTTTTAACATTCAACATTTCACAAAAAGGGGCTAAATTTTTAGTTTCCTATACAGGGAGTGGATATCACTTCTTCCCTGCCTCAAGAGTTTATACTAAGCAAAATACAGATGGAACAATTGAAACTTTAAAAGATGTTGTAGATTCAAGCACAACTACAATCAACAACATTCAATCTTCCATAAACAGTGCTAATGCTGCTGCAAATAATGCAAACCAAGCAACTGCTGATTATCAAACTTTACTAGATCAACAAAAATTAGTTTATAAACAAAGTGTAGCAACATATGCAGATATATCAACAACCTACCCTACTCCTCAACTTGGATGGAGAGTAGTTGCAAAGGATACAGGACTTGCGTATAGATATGATGGTACAACTTGGCTTGAAGTAGATATGTCAACTACTAGTGAAGGATTTAACGTAACTATAAGTGATGCTGCTCCTGCAAATATTAACGTACTTTGGTTAAATGTTCCGAATGTAAATCAGACAACAAGAGTTGTTCAATCTTCTACTGCCCCTGCTGATACATCGGTCATATGGTGGGAACCATAATAAGGAGGGAATTAATTATATATGGCAAGTTTAAAATTTTATAATACTGCAACGGGTCAATGGGAAGCTATTAAGACGGATGCTATTAATGGTGTGATACCAAATAATCAAACATGGACTGCAACACAAGGACAGACGACTTTTACGATTCCAAACGGTACAGTTGTAGATTCTAAATTAATAAGTGTATTTGTTGATGGTAAAGCACGTACAGACTTTACTATGCCAAATAATACAACTATTCAATTTCTAACAGGCATTAGTTCTGGATTGCAAGTTTATGCCCAATGGTTTGAAGCATCTGTTCCAGTTACTGCTGGTCATCATTCGACGCATGAATTATTTGGAAATGACGCTATTGATGTTACTAAATTAGTAAATTATGCAGAACAAATTCAAACTCCAATTATTACTTTACAAAATCATGCAAGTAATACAAATAATCCTCATAATGTAACTGCAACTCAAGTCGGTGCTTATAATAAAACTGAAGTTGACAATCTATTTAAAAGAGGTTACTTAAAATACACAAATGGTAATGACAATTTCAATATTAATAATAGTAATACATGGACTACTATATTTTGGACAAATGGCACATATGGTTATGATGCTAGTGGATGCCATTTAGCATCGAACGGTATTGTAATTGATAAAAAAGGAATATATTTCTTTACTGCTGATGTAATGATGAGTGGTTTATCTGTCGGAAAACAGTATGTAATGCGTTATTATGTAGTAGATTCTACTGGAAATGTAAAGAATGACGATGAGAATTACATGTTAAGTGTTAATGACGGTTTATGGGATAATAACGAATGGCTTCCAATACACTTATCAGACGTTTTAAAATTAGATGTTGGTGATGTATTACAAATTCAAGTTTTATGTACAGAAGCACCTAGAGGTTTCCGTTCTGTAAGGGTGTCTGGAATTGAAGTTGGAAGTTATTAGGAGGTGTTATAAATGGATTTGTATTCATGTATTATGAAATTATACCCAAATGCAAAAGTATTTGATGATTTTGAACTGATGGATAATGGAAATGGTGCTTATATATCAAAATGGAATTTAAACGTTCCAAAACCAACAATTGAACAATTAAATGGTTTATTTGACGAAGTTGATTTAAAACAAATTAAGCAAAAGAAAATAGATGATTTAGATCAATCTTGTAAAAATGCAATTTTGGACAATTTTACAGCAACTTTGAATGGTGTAGATTATGAATTTGCTTATGATTCTGATTCGCAAAATAGGTTCAATGGAGTTGGTATTTTATTTTTGGGAAATCAGATTACTGAGGTAACTTGGACTGCGTATCAAAATGGTCAAAGAGTAAGAATTAATTTAACAAAAGATGATTTTAATATAATATCACTTGCAGCTTTAAAACACCAAAATGATAATGTCACTAAGTATAGCGATCTTTATAATAAAGTAAATGATGCTACTACAGTTGATGAAATTAATGCAATTACATGGTAATTATAATTAATTTAACATAGAGAGGAAGATAGCCTCCTCTCTTTTTTTATTATATTGGATTGGAGGGTTAAAATGGATGACAAAAATCCAATTAAAAAGAGGACTGGAAAAAGATCTACCTGAATTAGCAGATGGTGAACCGGGATTCACTGAAGACACTGGTAAATTATTTATAGGTAGTCCAACGGGAAATATACAAATATTCGGTAGTAATGCCGCAGGTGGTTCCGTACCGAATACTCAATCATGGGTGTCCACTGATAATCAAGACACTTTTATAATTTCAAGTGGATCAATAAACAACATTAAATCACTCCTTGTATTTGTTGGTGGTATTATTCAGCCTAATATCACACTAATAAATAATAAAACATTTAAGTTACCTGAAACGATCAGTGGTGGAATAGATGTATACGCCATTTGGTTTGAAGCAAATTCTTCTTCTTCTCCAGTTATTTTACAAGGGGCAAGTGAATATGAGTGGATTACAGCAGAAGGACAATTATCATATACTCTCCCTTCTGGACAAACTTATGATGTAAATTCAAAATGGATAGAAATATTTGTTGGTGGATCGCCCATGCCTGATAGTCAAATACAAAAAGATAGTCCTACTCAATTTACACTTTTAATTGATTCTTCAAAAATAAAAGCAGGAATGTTAGTTTTTGCAAGATGGACTCAACCCTATATCCCAGCAACTTCAGGGCATAGTGTAACCCATCAACTAGGTGGAACTGATGAGATTGATATAACAAAATTAAAGAATTTTAATGAACAAGTTACAACGCCTTTGACTCAAAATGTGAAAAAAATAGATAATAAAAGCATCATTTCTCCACTAGATTATGGAGCGGTTGCCGATGGAACGAGTCATCCTTTATCAACTAAATACACAACGTTAGCTGATGCGCAGGCTTATTTTGGCTTAGATTTCAAAGGCAGACAAATCGCTACAGCTTTAACGGATGAATTAGACCTATGTGCTTTAAGAAAAGCCTTAAATGATACTAACAGTGTTGTCATTTTACCGTATGGAAAGACCTTTTTAGTCAATTCCTCTTTCTGTATTACCAACAATAAAAAGATTATTGCCATTGGATCAAAAATCAAGCTGAATGGATTCGGTTCGGGCGGTCACATTGTTGAAATCAACGGAGATAAAACCAATATTTCAAACCCTATCCCTGTTGTCAATATCAGTTGGGAAGGGGGACTAATTGACGGTACAGGATACCTTGGCTGTAACGGGTTTGGGATTGAAGCTGCCGAAAATATCCTTATTTCTAATGTAGAAGTAGATAATTGTAAACGAGATATAGCTATTGAAGGTGGAAGGGGATTTACTTGTCACCCTGCTAGTCGAAATGTAACGGTTATTGGTTGTCGTGCTTATAGATGTTCTACGGGCTTTGACAGTTCTACTAAAGCAGATGCTTTAGATGGAGTAACAGACAATCTGAAACAACGAACACGAAATATCAATTTTATCAATTCAATTGCAAATGAATGTGAATATTCTGGATTTAATATTGAACAATCAAATAATCCTGCTAATATTGATTTAATTTCTCAAGATGTCACTGTTTCTGGGTGTCAATTCATTAACTGCGGAAGTAACTGGACTAACAGAGGAATCATAAATGCAAATAGAGCGACTAACTTAACCTTTGTTGATTGTACAATTTACAATGATGTGAATTTCCCAGTAGGCACAGTATTCAGAGGATCATTCCATAAGTCAACGATTAAAGCTAAAGTTCAAGTGGATACCTTAATGAACTTAATTGATTCTACACCTACTCAACCAGTTAATGGAATAGACACGGGAGATGCCACTTATCCAAATGGTGCTATGCAAGACAACCGATTTGATATCTCTTATTATTGGAAAAATATTAGCGGAGTATTATTTGCGGCTACCGATTATGCAGGAACATCCATAGATCTAATGAACCGAAATTATTTTATCGTCAAACTGTATAACGAAACGACCCAATTTACAGCTAATATGATTAGCGGAGGAACTCATTATACAAACGTAGCAGAAGTTCATGACACATATAATAACCGTTATGCGAGATTTAGGTTTAACTTAGTAAAACCATTAAGCTCAACTTGGTTGGATTAATGTGTATTAGGATTTAAAAAGTGAAATAAAAGTTATATTGATAAAAGTTTGTAAGAATTAGTTATTAAAAATATTCTAAACTTACAAACTTTTAATTCCTTTATAAAGGAGTGATTTATTTGTCAAATTTCGGAATTGACGCAAGAATGGTGTTTGATTCAGATGGAAAGGCAATTCCAGATAAAATTGGTGTTTTAAATAATTTACAAACTAATGATAAAAGCAGTTTAGTAAATGCGATCAATGAGAATAGTTCGTCTTTGGGCCAAAAGGCACCTATTAAAAAAGTCAATGGGTTTATCAATATCGCCGAATATAATGCCGTTGGAGATGGAGTCACAAGCGACCAAACAGCGGTGGTTAATGCGGTAGCTGATGCTCTGTCAAAAGGATACACACTGAATTGGGGATGGGAT